TCCGGTAACTACAGAGGAGATAGTTATACCTTTCTTAAATAACGTCATTAAAATAGCTACAGAGGTTAGTAAGTATTATAATAATTATAACGCAGTAGCGGACGTTTATATAGGTGGTAGCTTCGTAGTAAGACTAAGGACTAAACGTAACTTCGATAACGAATTTATATTCGATTTAAGTTCTATTATTCAGGAGTACTTAGGTAGTGACTTACTTACTTTAGGTATATCTACTACTAGTTCATCTATAGACTTAAGTAAAGAGGTTTATATCCAATACGCTGAGGAGTACGACACTATTAGTAGCGGTGTAGCTACGTTAAGTTTAACCGCTTTCACGAACGATAGTAGTAACCCTTTTACGGCTGTTAATAGTACTATCCCTTACGTATTTATGAACGACTTTTCTATAAGTTCTACTAATTACGATCTAAGCGACTATTATAAGGCAGATGCTTTATTTAGTTCAGCTTCGGCTTATAACTGGCTTACCGAACAACCAGAGGTTAGAATAGGTAGTAACGATTCATACCAACTAAGCTTTATTAACGGTACAGAAACTTACAACGGTTCTCCTAACCCTATAGCGGTTGACTTAGACTTAGTACTAAAGACTTACGATAGTCAAGGAACTTTATTAGCTACCGATATTATAGTTATTGATAATGATACTACGACTAATTTAGAGGGTGTTTATAACGTACCCGTTGGACCTTCTAACTTATCCGCTTATATTACTAGTAACGTATCTAAATACGAGATAAGAGCTAGGATAGACGGTTTTACTTTAGCTAACTATAAGACGTTTATTATAGAAGAGGACTGTAATAGGATTCAGAGACGTTTCGAGTGGGTTAACTCTTTAGGAGGTTTAGACGCTTTTACTTTTACGGGTAAAGAATCTAGAGATATAGACGTAGAGAAACAGACCTTTAAGAGAGTTATAGGAGCTAGTAGGAGTATTCCGGAGCGTTCGGTAACTACTTTCGGAGTACAGACTAAAGACGTTTATAACGTTAATAGCGGTATAGTATCTAGAGAGGAGAAAGAATGGCTTTTAAGCTTAGTAGAGAGTCCTGAGGTTTATATCGTAGTAGACGGTTATAGATTACCAGTTCAATTAACTACTGACTTTTCTATAGAGAAATTAGCGGAATACAGTTACAACGTATCGTTAGAATACGAATTAGCTTATGATAAAATAATACAACGTAACTAATGGCAACACCTTTAAACATATACAACTTAGATAAGTTTAACCCTTACGACTTTTTTATCCCGTTAACCTTTAGTATTAATGACTTTAGAGATATTAGTACAAGGAACGGAACGTTTAGTAAGACTGTTAAGATACCAGGTACTAAAAAGAACGACTCTTTATTAGGTCATAGCTTTAATATAACAGCAGAGGGTTTTTTCGATAGAAACTCTAGAGTACCAGCGATAATAGAAAAGGACGGTATTAGATACTTAGACGGTTCTATGCAGCTTAAAAGCGTAGAGATAACAGATAATAAGTCTCACGTTTATAATATAATACTATACTCTAGTCTATCCGACTGGGGATCTTTAATTAAGGATAAAAATATAAGAGATTTAAACTATGATACTCTTACCTATAGCCCTACTAACGTGGAGGCTTCTTGGTCTTATAATGGACGTGATAACGGTTATACTTTCCCTCTTATTAATTACGGATATTTTAACGGAGATACCTATACTACTGATCAGCAAGTAGAGGAGTTTCTACCTTCTGTATTCGTTTACGATGTATTTAGAAAGATATTTAAGGATATAGGGTATCAGTTAAAGTCTGGTTTTTTCGGTAGGCAGGAGTTTAGAGACTTAATAATGCCTTCAGTACTTACCGACCTATCTACTTCTTCGGAAACTTTAAACGATAATAGAATAGAGGTTTTAAGCTTCTACGGTTTATATTTTTCTCGTAGAATAACGAGTCAAGATACTTTTTTAGACTTCGAAGACGTAGAGTTTGATGGAGGCTCTAACTATAACTCTATTAATATACCTTATATCGCTCCTTTTTTAAGCGGTAATTATAGCGGGACAGCTTCGGTATCTTTAAAGAACTCTCAGATAATAGCTAATAACATAGATATTATAATAGAGGAATACACCCCAGGGTTAGTATTCGTTAAGGAGTTAGCTTTCGAGACTATAAACCTACCCTCTAATTCTAATACTACTACTTTAGATTTAGTTTTTAACGATACATCTATAGCGCAAGGGAACTACATTAGAGTTAAATGTCATTCGGATAACGCTAATCCTAAAATAGACGTAATATTTAATAGTCTTAACATTACTCCTATATCAGCACCTTTAGCGAACGGAGAAGAGATTAGTATTAAGGATTTCGTTTACGATATAGATCAAAACGCATTTATTAAGTCTTTTATTCAGCAGTTTTACTTAGTTCATTTAACCGATGAAAGAGCTAAAACGGTAGAGTTTTTACATAGAGATGACTTTTATAAGTCTATAGAGGAAGCTGAGGACTGGACGGAAAAACTAGACGCATCTAAGAAGCAGACGATAGAACAGATAGACGATAAATTAAATAGAGATTTACTATTTAAATACGAGGAAGACGATAACGACCCTTTTTTAGAATCGTTTACTAGTACTTGGAATACTAATTTAACGGACGATAAGCGTAGGTTAGAGAACGAATTTTTAAAAGATGAGAAAACAATCGCAAATATTCCCTTCGCTGGAAGTGTGGGAAGTGGTACTATTACCCAGTCAGCAGGTGGAAGTTTATATCTGCCTCAATTAGTTAATAACTTTAAGAGTGCGGGAAATGAGATAGAACTAAAGAATAGAGTATTAATATACGAAGGATTAAAAACGGGTTCTTTTACTTTTGAAGGAGTACTAAAGTCTGAATATCCATCTAGTTACTTTATTAAAAAAGCTTCTGGACCTTTCGACGTATCTCTAAGCTTTAAAAACCTTAACGAGGTAGATAAGTCTATTCAAGCTAACGATATAGGCTTAGTAGATAGATTCTATAAGGAGCAAATAAGACAGTTTAACGAGTCTAGATTGTATACTTGTTATCTAAGGTTAACCGGTGTAGATATTGTTAATTTAAACTTTAGAAAACCTAAGTTAATTAACGGAGTTTATTACTATCTTAATAAGGTAGAGGATTACAAGGCGGGAGTTTTTGAATCAGTTAAATGTGAATTAATACAAATAGTATAATGGCTAAAGAAGAAATATTTTTCGGTATAAATATAGATACCGGTAAAGCAATAAAAGACTTCGGTACTTTAAAGGATAGAACTAAAGCTTTAAAGAAGGAGTTAGACGGTACTAAGGTAGGTACTAAGAGATTTAACGAACTTAGAAGCGAAATAACGAAGAACCAAGGTACTATAAGACGTTTTAACAGAGAGTTAAGACAAACTAAGTCTTTAGCTACTAGAGTAGGTCAGGGAGTTACTACAGCGTTTAAAAGAGTAGGCGCAGCTATGGCGGGTGCTTTCGCAGTTAGTGGTATCTTTCAAGCGGTTAAAAATGCCGTAGGAGTTATGATGGACTTCGAACAAGCTATAGCAGATGTAGGAGCAGTTTCCGGAGCTACGGGAGACGAGTTAAAAGGATTAGAGAACTCGGCTAGGGAATTAGCTAAAGTATCTATTTTTACAGCAGAACAAGTAGCAGGACTACAGTTAGAACTAGCTAAACTAGGCTTTACTTCTAAGGAGATACAACAATCTTCTTCGGGTATTATTAACCTATCTACTGCTTTTAGAATAGATTTAAGTCAGGCTGCTGCGGTATCAGCTTCTACCTTAAGAGCTTTCGGCTTAGATGCTTCGGAAATGACTAGAGTTACTGACGTAATGGCGGATTCTTTCGCTTCGTCAGCTTTAGACGTTAATAAGTTCCAAGAGTCTATGAAGTTAGTAGCACCTACTTCTAAGTCTACGGGAAGAAGTTTAGAGGAAACTACTGCTCTATTAGGGGTTTTAGCAGATAACGGTATTAGCGGAAGTATAGCCGGAACGCAGTTAAGAAGGGTATTTATAGAACTTAATAAGCAAGGATTAAGTTTAGAGGACGCAATGGATAAGACGGCTAACTCTACAGATAAACTAGGTACTGCTACGGAGTTAGTAGGAGTTAGAGGAGCTACAGCTTTGCAGATATTCGCTTCTCAATCGGAGAAATTAAAGGAGTTAAGGGAAGATTTTAACGATACAGCAGGAACGGCAGCGGAACTAGCTGAAAAGTCAGGAGATACGCTAGAAGGGGCTTTTAAACGATTAAGATCAGCTTACGACGAGTTAATATTAAAGTTTAGCGGTTCTAAAGGCACTATAAGAGACGTAGTTAAGAGTATTACCGACTTTATTAATTCTATAGATGAGGAAGACGTTAAGCGTTTTACTTCTGCTATTAAAAACCTATTTAAGGTAGTATCTACAGGGGTTAAAGTTTGGGCAGCCGCTTACTTAGGTATTAAACTTTATAACGGAGCTGTTGTAGCTGGTAGAATAGCATCTATAGCCTTTTCAGGAGGTTTAAAGAATGTTAACAGAGCAATGAAGTTGCTTAATACTACTATAAGAACTAACCCTATAGGGTTGTTAGTGGCTGGTATTACTACTTTAATATCTGTTATGTCTTTATGGGGAGACGAAGAAGAAGAGATAGAGAAGAAAGTTAAGAATACTAATAAAGCTTTAGTAGATAGAAATACTATAGTAAACGAATTAACCGCTCAATCTCCGGAACTTACTAAGGCTTTAGAGAAGTTAGAAGAGGATTTAAACTTATTATCAGATCCTACAGAGGAACAGACTAAGAGACTAAAAGAGTTAAAAGATGCGGCTATGGATGCTTTCTTAAATTCTGCGGAAGCTTATAAGCAGGGTATAGGTAGCTTAGACTTATTCTCTTTACAGACCGATGCTAAAGACTTAACCGATAAGATAGAAGACTTACAAGATCAAATTAAGTTTTTTGACGCCGGAGAAGAAAAAGATAACGCTATAGGGTTCTTAAATACTCTTAAAGGTTTACTAAAAGAGATTAATAGCGAAATATCTAGTAGAGACGGTAAAAAGGACGACTCTTTAGGACTTATAGAGAAATTAGAAGAAAAGCTAAAAGGCTTAGGAAAAAACCTTAAAGAAGCTAAGACTATTAAAGAAATTACTAAAATAGCGGAGCAAATTAAGGCGGTTAATAAAGAGTTAAGTTTTTATAAAGAACTATCTAAAGGAATTAGTGACGTAGGAGATGACCCAGAAGAAAAAGACCCGTTTTTTAATACTTTCGACGAAGATTCTATAGACCCTTTATCTGTAGATGAAGACCCAGACGTTATATATGCTAGACAAGTAGGACAAGCTCTATTAGATGATGCAGCGGAAACTACGGACGGAATTATAAGAGAAGAGGAAAGATTAACGGAAGCTAAAAGAAGAGAGGCTCAGTTAAGGCAACAAATTACTGGATTCTTAATTAATCAGACGGGAGATTTAGTTAACTCTACTATAGCTTTCTTACAGAGAGACGAAGACGCAAGAAAGGCTAACGCTGAAAAGATTAAAGCGTGGGCTAAAGCTAAGGTATTAGTAGACTTAGCAGCTAATATTCAGAATATTTGGACCACTAACTCATCTCCTACTCAACCAGGTAACCTATTTACTTTCGGAGCTACTGGTACTACGGCTTCAGCTATTCAGACGGCTATAACTACGGCTAACGCTTTGGCTCAGATTGCGACTATTCAGAGTCAGAAATTCGCTAAAGGTGGTATCTTAAACGGTCCAAGTCACGCTCAAGGAGGTATTAAAACTAATCTAGGCGAATTAGAAGGCGGTGAAGCTGTTATTAATAAAAAGTCTACTGCTATGTTCGGAGGAACTTTATCTGCTATAAATGAAGCAGGAGGCGGTAAGAAGTTCGCTAGAGGTGGAGTATTACCTACTCCTAATACTATAACTACTCCTAACGATATTAATAAGGATATTTTAAAAGCTTTAACTAACTTTAACCTAAGTCCTACCGTAAGTGTAGTAGAGATTAATGAAGCACAAACGAGAATATCAGAAATAGAAAACAATTCAACATTATAAAATGAGTGACAAAAAAAGGATTTCGGAACTATTAAACATAGATTTAGAGACAGTAGAGAAGTTATTTAAAGAAGGTATTATAGACCCTAGAGGACTTAGAGTGTTCTTAGTTAGAAACGACTTTAAGGTAATGAAAGAGCAAAACCCTGAATTAACTAATTACGCTATAACTAAGGAACTAGTTTATAAGTATAATTTAGGAGAGTCTACTATCTATAAATGGGTAACTAATTATGGCTAGTTTTTACATTTAATAAAAAGTTATTTTAATAAAAGTTAATATTATTATAGAGTATGTGGTATAAAGCACAAAAAGTAAGTAATCAAGTAGAAGTAGACTTATTCGACGAGATCGGAGGATGGGGAATCTACGCTAAAGAATTAAAAGAGGAATTATCTTCTATGATTGGAAATCCTACCGAGGAAGTAGTAGTTAACATTAACTCACCTGGTGGTTCTGTCTTTGAAGGTATTGAAATCTATAACTATTTAAAAGGGTTACCTAATAAAGTAACTGTAAAGATTAATAGCCTAGCTGCTAGTATCGCTACGGTTATCGCTTTAGGTGCAGATGAATTAGAGATTAGCGAAAGTGCTTTCTTTATGATACATAACCCTTGGACGATGGCAGGTGGAGAGTCTGAAGATTTAAGGAAACAAGCGGACGTATTAGATAAGATTAAAGAAACTATCTTAAACATCTATAAGAAGAACTCAAATCTATCTTTAGAGCGTTTAACTGCTTTAATGGACGAGGAAACTTGGTTAACGGGTTCGGAAGCGTTAGAGTACGGTTTTGCTACTAGATTAACTGAAGGAATGAACGTAGCAGCGATGGCTACTACTGATATAGTAAATAAATTTAATAATATACCAAACGGTTTAAGAATGGCAGAAAATCAAGAGACTGTAGAAGCAGTCGAAGAGGTTGCTATCGAAGCTACTAACGTAGAAGAGACCGTAGAAGAAACTACCGAAGAAGTAGTAGAGTCTACGGAGGAAATTACTAACGAAGTAGTAGAGGAAGTAACAGAAGAAAAAGAAAGTATCCTAAATAAGGTAAAAGCTTTCTTGTCTAACAAATTAGAGACAGCATCTAACGAACTACAAGATAGATACGCAGAAGTATCTAACGAGGTTAAGAGTTTGAAAGAGGCTAAAGCTGATTTAGAGGGCGAATTATTTGAAACTAGAAACGTATTAGAAGAGTCTTACGAGGCTATGAACTCTTTAAAATCTAGTATCGAAGCTAAGGATTTAGAAATTAAAGAACTAAAAGAAAAACTATCTGAGCCTATCGGAGAGGATTTAGTTCCAGTAGTAGAACCAGAAGCGAAAGCTAAGGTTAACGTAAAAGAAGTATTTAGAAACTTAAAAAAATAATAAAATGGCATTTGATTTAACAGCGTTATCAGATTATACAACTGAACACGCAGGAACATTTTTCGCTAAATCGGTTATGAAATCGAAATTAGCAGCATTAGCAACTGTTTATACTGGTTTTAAGCCAGGTACTCACAAACTACCAGACGTAGAGCACGATTATGACTTGCTACAGAATGGAGAAGCTTGCGGTTTTAACGGGTCAGGAGACTTAAACATCGAGCAAAGACAAATTATCGTAGAGTCTTTAAAAATCAACACTCAGTATTGTGTTAGAGACTTAGAGAAGAAGTTTACTCGTCAGATTATGCCTTCAGGTCAAGACTACGAAGGATTAGCACCTTTAGAAGCTGAGTTAATGGGTTCTTTAGATAGAGCTATCGGTAAGATGATGGAGCTAGTATTAGTTAAAGGTAATAAAGCTACTGCACCTAACGCTTTAGCTTCTTTAGATCACTTAAACGGACTTAATAAAGTTATCACTGACGAAGTATCTGGTGGAGGTATTCCAGCTGCTCAGGCTTTAACTTCTGGTGCGTTATCTGAATCTAATATCGTAGGAAGAGTTGAAGCGCTTTACGATGCTTTACCGGTAGACGCTTACTCTACTATCCAAGATGAAAAGTGGTACGTACTTATGGGAGACGATAAGGCTAAAATGTACGAAAGAGGTTACAGAGATAATAAAGGTACTGTAGTTTATAACACAGGATTCGAAAAGAGATTCGTAGACGGTACTAATATCGCTATCGAAGGAATCCCAGGATTAAACGGTACAGACAAATTAGTTCTTATTAAAGAATCTGATTTAGTTTTAGCAGTAGACGTAGAAGGAGAAGAAATGGACTTAAAAATAGGAATGGACCAGTACGAAGAGAACGTATGGATTAAAGGTAGATTCGCTGCTGGATTCCAAATTCACTTCCCATCTCAGGTAGTAGTAGATAACTACTAATAATAAGATTTAATAACGGGGGTCTTCGGACTCCCTTTTAAAAAGATAATAAAATGGCAGAATGTTTAATTACAGCAGGTTGGGCTGGTCCATCTTGCGACGAGACCTTTAACGTACCAGGTATTGAAAAGGATAAAATCTATGTAGGTAATAAGTCGGAAATTACTGCTTTTACTAGCACGATAGACGGAGAAATCGACGGTATTACTTTCGAGACTTACAAAGGTTTATACGCTCTTACAGTTCATAAGGACACAGCTTCTTTTACTGAAGAGTTACAAGTAGGAGCTAACTCAGGTTATTACTATAACGAGTCGGTAACTTTTAGAACTATCGACGCATCTACAGCGGTTAGAAACGCTATCGAGGATATGGTAGGAACTTCTTTAGTATTCGTACTTAAAGATAAGAACGGTAAGTGGACTGTTTTAGGAGAAACTGACGGAGTAGAATTATCTGAACAAACTAAAAGTTCAGGAGCAGCACCAGGAGACGACACAGGGGATGTATTGACGTTTACGGGTGTTAATAGAGGTAAAGCGAAGAAGTTTTTTGCTACTGACGCTACTACAACTGACTCTACGTTAGCAGGTTACTTACTTTAATAGTTAGTTAGGTTTATTTAATGGTTCGGAACGGTTCGAAACCCTTTGAAAGGATAAGGGAACGGTTCGCAAATTTAATTTAATTTAATATAATCTAATCTAAGCTTAATAGAAGTAGAATATAATTTAATAAAAGGGGAGGTTAATAGCCTCCTTTTTTTATCTTTAAAAAAAATACGTACTTATGGAAGAGAAAAAGACTAAAAGAAGTTATAAGAAGCGTTCTAAAGAACTTTATAACGAAAACGAAGTAAACTTACCTAAAGAAGAAGAGAAAGCCTTAGAACCTAAGAAATGGGTATTTAAGAACGTAAATAGAAAGATTATGCTAGGGAGTTCTGTTATTACTAGCTACGACTTAGAAA